CAGCAAGACCAAATCCATTATTAGATTTACATAATGCAACTGTACCTATATTAAACTGTTTTGTCTCGTTTCCCCACCTTTCAAGTTCTTCTTTGAATATTTTATAATCTTTTTTACGAAATCTTCTATACCAATCTCTTGTAGGTTCTGGTGAGTTTATTCCATAATATTTTAAAACTGTTCGTGCTAAAGATAAACAGTCTACTGCGTGATGTTTGATGGGATCAGCACCTAATCTATAAGGTAAACCAATAAGTTGATGTGGTTTCATCTATTCTGAATATCACTTGTTACAGGTAGTTTACCAACAGCTTCAGAAGTTAACACAATATTTGGTACGTTAACACCAACAGCATCTACAGCACTACTTAGCAAAACTTCAACAACTTCTGGGTCATAAGATAAAGAAGCGGCAAGCCATGTATCAGTGGTTAAGATTCTTTCTATATTATCAATATTATTATTAGAAACAATACATACATTTACTTCTACAAAATAATTATTAAGCACAGCTTCTTGTGCTTTTGCCATACTTAATGGGTGGTTAGCCATTATTAAATTCGATTCAATATTATCTCCTGACCTGTTTACAGTTGTACCTTGATATATAAAAGGTAAATAATGATAATTTTTACCATTAAATACTATTGTATTATTTGGAGATTTGACCCCTTCAGAAGGTTCTCTTTTAGCATTTTGCAGTAAATGTTTTGTATTTTTTTTATCATTTACATCTACATTGAATACTTCTACAAAGGTGACTAAGGTTGTAAGGCTCATAATCCAAGAGATGCACGTTGACTTCTAGAATTTTTTAACGATCCAATAACTTGTGCTTTACCTGCCATTGCACCTTGTTTTGAAGCAGCACCAATAATATCAGGCACAGCAGATTTTGGAACGTACTCATCACCATTGAAATTTAATGTAGGTCCTGTATATTCAACAACTGTGTTACCAGAAGAACCTGCAACTGTACCAGATTCATGGCTACCGCCTGGAATAACAGCACCACCTCTAGCACCTGCTGAATATCTAGACATCGCACCAGACATTTTGGAAGCTGGAATAATATACTCTGATTCACCTGCTTCACCAACTAAACCCATTGTTGGACCGCTTACATAACCACCTGTAGCAAATGAACCTGCTGGAAAAGTATTCCCATAAAAAGCATTATCTCTAGCAACCAGTGCATTAGTGCTTAAACCTCCACCACCGCCACCACCAAACATATTTCCAAATATGCTCATAAATGCTCTATTTAAAAACATACTTGCAAGTTGTTTTGCTACATCTGCTAATACCTGTCCTAATGTCTTAGTTCCTTCAATCAATCCCATAACAGCATTTGTCATACCACCAGCTAAAATATTTTGGATTTGTTCTTGTATCTGTCTTTGTTCCTTTAATTGATTATTTAATTTTACAGAATTAGCTATCTGTTCAACTTGTTTAGGGCTTAATTTTCCTACTTCCATATTTAGTTCTTTAGCAACTCTCAATTTTTCCTGTTCAATTTGTGCACCTTCTTTTCCTAGTTGTAAAACATTTTGTAAATGCTCATTTTCTTGAGTGAGATTTTCTAAAGTTTTTTCAAATTTTGCGTTAGCATCATTTGTTATATCAAGATTTTCTTGTAATAGATTCCTCTTCTTAACTAATTCGATTAATTCATCCTGTAGTCCTGCTCTTGTTTTTCTATTCGCAGTTTCTAACTTTGCAACAACCTCTTGTATTTCATCAGCTAGTGGACCTGTTGTTGTATTTCTTCCTTGAGCTAAGAGATTAGCTCTAGCTAAACCTACTGGTCGACCAGTTCCACCGCCTCCACCACCTCCAATATTATTAAGAAGTTCTGCTGCTTTTGCTGCAATTCTTGTAAGGAAAGTAGTTATATCTTGTTGTAGCTTTCTTGTTCCTTCACCAAAGTCTTGTAATGCTTTAACACCATTTACTCCTACAAGGTTTTCCATTCTTCTCATCGCTTCGTTGAAAGCTACTTGTTTACCTTGAGTTTGTTCTAAAGTTTCTAAATATTTACCTGCTGGAGTGCCTACTAAACCCAAAGCATTGGCTAATGCTTGTGTGTTTTGAGTGAATGGACTCATTGCTTTTCCTAAATCTCCTACAGCAGTTATTGCGTTCTGTATTTGCTGTACAACAGCAGTTGCAGCGATACCTCCAGCAAATCCACCCATCTGTCCAAACATTCCACCAATACCACCGCCCAAACCGCCAGCTAAAGCACCTACTGGACCTTGACCAAATAACAGAGGAAATGCACCACTTATCAACGCACTTTGTCTATCAAACCCTCTAGTTGCACCTATCCTTTGCATAAAACTTCTTCTTCTTCGGGATAATGGTCTAGAAAAACCACCAAATTGTCCCGATCCTCTAACCCTTTGATCTAGCATTTCAGAGCTAGGAAGAGCCAACATTTTTCCTGACGATGTTCTTGTTTGCGGAAGTAAATTACCTGCACTAACACTCAATTTTCCAAAACTATCAGATAGTCTTACTAGGTTTTCTCCAGCTTTTTGAACAGCAGTATTTGTTTTTATTAACTGAGCATTTCTTATTCTTTCCGATCCAATTAATTTGTTATTGCTTGCTATACCTTTGGCTATAGCCTCATTTCTACGTTTTTCAAAAAATTCAGCTTTTTCTATAGAACTTGCAGTAAACTCTCCTTGTCTATCCCTTACATTCTCTCCTAACCTTTTTATTCCTCTACCTTTTAAATTCTTTGAGCTAGGTAAAGCTAATAAATTATTTGGGCCGACACCCGTTCTCTGTCTATCCATAAAACGAGCAGTATTACCTGCCTGTCTATTCAAGCCAAGCTCTATTCTTTTTAACTTTATTATTTGACCTAAAGTTTTTAATCTTTCCTGTTCGGCAGATAATTCCTTTTTAACTATAGAAGATGCACCTGTTCTAGCTCTGCCTGTTCTTGTTTTTCCAGTTATACCGTTTATAGCTCTTTCTACTTCTTTTAACTGGTCTAAACCTTTTAATCTCAGATTTATAATTGCATCGTATGAGGCCACAGGTTTATCAGGTACTGTTGTTTATATATTAAAGCAAAATATGAAATTTACCTACGTCTACGAGCTTTTTCTAGCTCTTTCTCTTGATTCTCATTTAAGACTTGAAAATAGGCACTCCAGCCAATCACTTCTTCGAGTGTCATTTTTCTAACATCTGCGAGACTCATTCCTAGTTCTTTGGCAATGCCAAACTGCAACATCAT